CTCTCCCCCCAATATAATGGCTTCCTAAATTTTAAAAAAAATTTTTTTTTCAGGCTTAACATTCTCTGCCTCAGAACACTCCCCCTTCTTACACCCATCTCCTAAAAAATAAATTTGCATATGTGGAATAACATGTAGAACTTTGAGGGTGGAGGGTGGGTTTGTATAGAAAGCTCACACTAATAAAAAAATATGGAAATGTTTGGGGTGATATTAATTATGCTTTTAGTTTCTTCTGTATATTTAGGTAATTTAGGTAGTGGAAAGAAAGAGATTCTTATTGAAGTGAACACTTTTATTTCTTATTATTTTAATATAGGTATATTTTATAATTGTATTTATGAAGATGCTCATACATCTATAGATCAAGTGACAATTGGATTATTTTTTATTAATTTTAATTTTGTATTTTATAAAGAAGTTGCATAATATAGCTTTAGCTTAAATATTACTATTTGAGGATGTTATAGTAATGTCGTATCTTTGTAGTAATTACGTATTGGAATATGGAATCAACAAAAAAAACAATTGTACAGAAGCTTAAGGTGCAGACAGAGGATGTGTTCTTAATAGCAGAGAAATATTATTCTATTTTGTCTGCTATTAATGATTTAAAGCTTACACAAAGAGAAATACAATTGATTGCATTTACAGCTGTAAGTGGGAACATGTCTTATAAGCATATACGTGAAGAGTTTTGTACAAAGCATAATACAACAAATCCTACGATTAATAATATAATTTCTAAGCTGAAGAGAATGAAGGTGTTTGTAAAGGATAGGAATAAGATAAAGGTGAATCCAGTTATTCTTCTTGATTTTGCAAACAATATAGTGTTAGAGATAAAATTGAATGGAAAAACCTAAGAGTTTAAGTATAAAAGATTTTATAGTGAGGAAGATGTCTGTAAAGATGTTGATTCCTGAGTTTACATTAGATGCTGTTGTTTCTCATCAGTTTCAATCTGCCAACCAAGCTATGACACACACTAAGAGTGTGGAACTTTCTGGGTTTGGAACATTCTTCTTTAATAATAAGAAAGCCATCAAGAAGATGGAGAAGCATTTGTCCCAGAAAGCTTTGTTTGAAAAGCTTATGAATGATGATTCTCTATCTGCTCAAAGACGTAACAATGCCAGGCTTAAATACGATTCAGCTATTTTAGCCATTAATGCTTTAAAACCAAAAATAACATATAATGAACCTGAGTCAGATTTACCTGGGGTGGAGGAACAACTTATTTCCACCAGCAGCCCTGAAAGAATTGATACAAACAACGTCTCTGGAGAGACTAAACATTTGTGAAGATTGTCCTTTTCATTCAAAGAACCACAACACACCTATAAGGCCAGACAATCATTGTACAGATTGTGGATGCAATTTGGATGCTAAGACAAAATGTCTATCTTGTGAGTGTCCGCAAAACAGGTGGGGTGCTTTGATGAGTTTAAAAGAGGAACAAGAAATACTAAAAACAATTACCAATGAAAGGAAACAAAAAATCGGTAAAGTTTCAAAAAATTCCTCTAAAGGAGCTGATAGAAACATTGCACGCAGTGTATAATCAGGGAGCTGATTATATAGATATTGTAGGTGTGCCTGATGAAGAACAAGATGTTATTGGTATTCATGCTCGTGAAGAATATTTCTTTGATGAAAGAGAAGAATATTTTTTCGAGGAAGAAGATCCAGAAGAATTATCAGATGAAGATTTAAACCAACTAATATAAATATATGAGAAATGACTATTACACTCAAATAATAGGGTTGCTCAAAGAGTTAAAACAAGCTTTTCCTAAATACAATTTAGGTAAACATCTCTCTACAGCCTTAGATGGTAATGGAGATGTTTGGGGAATGTCTGATAAAGAATTATTACATCTCCTACATAAATATAAAACAGAACTAGAATTAGACATACCACATTCTAATGATGAAGAGATTGATGACATTATAAAGAATGGCATGAATCTAAATAGTATGTTTGAGGAGGAAGAATACAATGGCGAAGAGTACTAAAACTACATACATTAATACAGAGCTTGATTGGGCTGAAGAACAATTAGTTTCATGGAAAGCATATGTTGATGCCAATCCCCTTAATTTAATTAAAGATAGGATTGAATGGAAACCTACAGCTAAAGGAGGAACAATGCCAATGGTGATTGCCTCTATTGAAGCTCAAGGAAAATTTATTCAAGAAACCATGAAAAATTATTTAGCCCTTTTAGAGGTGGTGGAAAAACTACGTGAGAAGGAAGAAGCTAAAGTGGAAGTGAGAGGTGGTAGTGAGATGTCTACAATGGCAGAAACATGGCTGAAGAATAGAAAATAATGGAGCTAATACATATTGATTACAAAGATTGGTTTATAAATCAAAAAAGAATACCTGATAAGAGTAGTCAAGAGTATAATGCTTTCTTTGAATTCCATAAAGAAATATGTTTAAATGGTTGTATGATGGATGGTGTTTACATCAATCCATTTTTATATTGGCATTTAAATATATGGCACACAGAAGTGGATATTATAGATGAGAGAGGAAGAATCTCTCAGAAATATGCCAACCCATATCTACGAGATAATGAATGGGTGATTACAAATGAAATAGATAGAGCCCAAATGGAAAGAAAAGGGCTTCTTATTCTTGGGATAAGACGTTTAGCTAAGTCTGTTATTGAATCTAGCTACATTGCCTGGGGAGCCACATTTGATGAGAACTCACAAAACATTATAGCTGGACTTAATGCTCCAGATATAAAACTGATTACAGATAAAATTGACAAAGGACTCACCTTTGTTCCTGAAGCTTGGAGATGGCAGAGAATTGAGGATAATTGGAAGAACCAAGTGACATTAGGTATTAAAACCAGAGGAGGAGAACGTCTTCCTTTCTCACAAATTCTAATACGTAACTTAGATGAAGGAAATAATGAGGAAGCTATTGCAGGTACAAAGCCTAGAAAGCTTATTATTGATGAGATAGGTAAGGGAAGTTTCTTAAGAGGACTACAAGCTGGTATTCCAGGATTTACAACACCATTTGGTTGGGGATGTAGTCCTATTCTTACAGGTACAGGTGGAGACATGAAGAAATTCCAGGATGCTAAGAGTTTAATGTTTGATGTAAACAATTTTAACTTCCTAGAATACAATAACGAGAAAGATACATCTAGAATGCATGGCTTATTCATTTCTAACAAGTATAGAATGGAGGCCAAAGAAGATTCTTCTCTGGGAGCTTTTGTAGATGCCACTCCAGGCAGTGATCTTTACTCAGTGAAGATGCTTGTTTCTAATGAGGAGAAAGCCACAGAAATCACTACAGCTAATTTAGAAAGACTAAAGAAAGCTGGAGATAGAATGGCCTATTTAAAGGAGAAAATGTACTATCCAATTGAAGTGGATGACATATTCTTAAACGAAGATACCAACATCTTTGATATAGAAGCAGCTAAAAGACAGAAAACCAGGCTATTACAGAATGAGAAAACAGGCACCCCTGTAATTTTATTCAATGATGATGGTAATATCAAACATGAGTTTACAGACAAACAACCTATATCTAATTTTCCTTTAAAAAACTCAGACTTAAAGGATGCTCCTATAATTATATACGAGTTTCCTATGGAAGCTCCTCCATATGGACTATATGTTGCAGGAGTGGATCCATACAGACAAGGTAAGTCTGCATACTCAAGTTCATTAGGCTCTGTATACATATATAAAAGGATGCATGCTATATCTGGAGAGAAATATCAAGATATGTTTGTGGCTTCTTATACAGCTAGACCAGACAAGAAAGAAACATGGGAAGAACAGGCTAGGCTCCTTATTAAGTATTACAATGCTAGGGCTCTATGTGAAAATGATGAGATTTCCTTTATAGATTATATGATAGCTAAGGGTGATGCTCATTATTTAGAACGTCAACCAGATTGGTTAAAGGAGATTGTTCCTAATACAACAGTGAGAAGGGATTATGGTATTCACAGATCTGCTGAGAAGGTGAGATCATTCCTTCATGGATGTTTAAAGAAGTATTCAGAAGATGTGTTACACATTGAAAAGGATGCTGATGGAAATATTACATCTGAGACCAAAGGAATGGTGAAGATATTTGATCCTCTTCTATTAGAGGAAATGATTCAGTATAATGAGGAGGGCAACTTCGACAGAATTATAGCAGCTGAGCTTGCAATAGCTTTAGCTATGAAACTAGATCCTATTATGGGAAAAATAGGATCAGGAGGCGATGATAGAATAAAATCTATGTTTGCTTCTAAACAAAAGAATAAACTATTCACAGAGAGTAGAGGACTATTTAATAAACGAAAAAATAAAATTTTTATATAATGGCCATTATAAGATATACCAAAGATGCCACCATACGTTATGCGTATCTAAACATCTTTCCTGACCAATTTAAAACTGACAAAGAAAAGCAGGATGAGAGTTGGATTAAGAACACAATGGACTATTTTGCAAACAAGGCTTATGCTGAGTATATAAAAAATAGAGACACCTTTGTTAAAAATTACGACTTAATGAAGGGTATTCTTCATATGGAAGATTTTTATCAAGAAGAACAAGTGAGGAGTTTTACAGATATGCTTACAGCAGATCTTGGACTACCTGCTTATGTAAAAATGTACTCTATAATGACTACACCAGTGAATGAACTGGTGGGAGAGATAACAAAACGTCCTGATACATTTAGAGTGAAAGCTTTTGATGATGATTCCAGATCAGAAGAATTAGAATTCAAAACAGAAATACTACAAGAATATGTTCTTCAAGAAGCTAAGAAAAGCATTCTTGAAAAAGTGGCTATGGAAGGTGGAGAGATTGATGATGAGCAGCTTCAACAAATGACAATGGAAGAAGTGAAGGATGAACTTGATAGTTATACATCTGTTGCAGAGAAATGGGCCAATCATGTTCTTACATGCCAAAAAGCAGAATTCAATCTTAAAGAAAAAAGTGAAGATGCATTTAGAGACATGCTTATTTCTGGTAGAGAGTATTATCACATCTATGAGGATAACTCAAAGCTAGGATATAATGTAGAAGTGGCTAACCCAAAGAATACATGGTTCCTCACCACACCAGATAGAAAGTATATTTCAGATCCAACAGGCAGAGCTATAGGTGCGTATGCTGCTGGTACTGTGCAAGTTATGGAATTGTCTGAAATTATTGAATCTGTTCCAGATTTGACTAAAGAAGAAATAGATCACTTACGTAGTTCATTACAGGATTATGGATTAATTAATGTTAGAGAATCCAATCTAGGAAACCCTAATGTCACTCCTGGTATTGATTCTGTAACCTATGACACTTATGATCCTTTAGTGTTACAAACACGTATGATGATTGAGAGTGAGATGAAAGAAAACAATGATGGACTAAAAGACTTCTTGGGCCTTACATCTAACGTATCTTCATTTGGTTATAAGTATGTTGTAGTTAGAGCTTATTGGATATCTAAAAAGAAAATAGGTAAGCTCATCTATGTGGATCAAATGGGTAACGAACAGTCTACATTAGTAGATGAATCATACAAGAGTGGCACTATTCCTACACAGATTTCTTTAGAGTGGGGATGGATTAACCAATGGTACCAAGGTATTAAAGTGGGACCAGATATCTATCACATCAAACCATTTAAGTTATTTAATTACTCTCCTATTATAGGTATAACCTATGAGGTTAAGAATACAGAATCAAAATCATTAGTGGATTTGATGAAACCATTCCAAGTGATTTATAATGTTTGTATGAACCAATTATACAAACTTCTTGAGAAAGAAGTGGGTAAGGTGTATTTAACATCAATCAGACACGTACCTATTCCTAAAGATGGAGATGCACAAGATGCATTGGATGTATGGGAAATGGAAGCACGTAACAGAGGGGTGGTTTTTATAGATGATAGTCCTGAGAACTTAAAAAGTCCAAGCTCATTTAATCAGCATAGAGAAATAGATCTTACACGTACACAGGAGATACAATCTAGATATACACTAGCTCAACAAATCAAAGCTGAATGTTGGGAACTTATAGGTATGTCCAGACAGCGTATGGGGTCCATCTCAGCCTCTGAATCTGCTACAGGTACTAACACTGCCATGCAACAAAGTTATTCGCAGACAGAGCCTCTATTCGTGGCTCATGAATATGTAATGGGCCAGTTGTATCAGGCTATTATAGATGCATCTCTATATATAGAAAGTGCTAAACCACAATCCACTCTTTCTTACATTACATCTGAAGGAGAATCTGCATTTGTACAAGTGAATGGTTCTGACTTAAAGTTTAGAGACTTAAAAGTGTTCTTGACTAACAGACCAGAAGATACTAAGATGTTTGAAGAGATAAGAGCTTTGGCTCAACCTCTAATGCAGAATGGTGGATCTTTATATGATGTTATAGAACTATATGCTACTAAGTCTATGAGACAGATGAAGAAAGTGTTTAAAACTCTTAGAGATCAGCAAATAGCTATGGAGCAACAGAAAGCTCAGCTAGAGCAACAGAAAGTGGAACAACAAGGAAAAATTGCTGAAGCTCAAATTGCTCAAGCACAGCAGATGAAAGATCAAGACATTGCTAATGAAAACTATCAAAATGAATTAGATAGAATTAATAAGAAAGAAATTGCTCTTATTGCTGCAGAATCTAAAGCAGGTCCATTATCTGATGTAGATGTTAGTGGTGTTCCTGATGTATTAGAAATAGGTAAACTAGCTAATGATCAAGCTAAGGCTGCTAAAGACTATGAGATAAAGATGGCTCAGATTAATTCCCAAAACCAAAAAGAAATGCAGAAACTTCAAATTGAAAGAGAGAAGCTGCAAGTGGCTAGGGAGAACCAAGCAAATGATTTAGCTGTTGCTAAAGAGAATGCTAAAGGTAGAGCTAAAAGTAAATAAACATTTTTAATTAGAAAGGCAAACTTTTTAATGCTATATTATATCAAGTAAATCGGTTAAACCCTGATTATGTCTTTGTAATTCAGCAAATCTTACATAATTTTACATTATAAACCAAATACAATAACAAAATAAACTACATATGGCTGATAATTTAGATGGCAGCTCTTTCGAATTTAGTATTGAGAATACTATGGAAATGGGCATGGGAAACCAAGAACTTTTAACTAATCTATTTGAACCTGAGACATCCACTGGGAGTCCTGATGGCATTCAAGAAATTGTTAAGCATGTTGAAGATGCTGCTCCAGAAAAACCTAAAAAAACTGTTGTAGACACAATCGCTAATACAGATGGTGGAGAAGAACCTAAGAAAGATGCAAGTTCTGGTATTTCTGATTTCCTAGCAGGAGGAGACGATGATGATGATGAAGAGGAGATAGAAGAAAAACAAATTGCAAAACCCCAGGCAGCTTCTACAGAAGATGAAGAAGAGCCTGAAGTGAGTAAGTTTGGAGCTTTAGCTAAAGACTTATTTAAACTAGGTGTATTTACACAGGAGGATGGAGATGATGATTCAGAAATATCCACTCCAGAAGAGTTTCTAGAAAAGTTTCAAAACGAAAAGAAAAAGGGAGCTATTGAAGTGGTTAATAACTTCATAGGTCAATTTGGAGAAGACTATCAACAAGCATTTGATGCCATATTTGTTAAAGGAGTGAATCCTAAGGATTACTTCAACGCATTCAACTCTATATCCAGTTTTTCTGAAATGGATCTTACGCAAGAGAAAAATCAGATAGCAGTGATAAAACAAGCATTGACAGATCAAGGTTTTGATCAAGAAGATGTAGAAACTGAAGTGGAAAGACTACAAAACTATGGAGATCTTGAAACTGTTGCAACTAAACATCACAAGGTGTTAGTAAAGAAAGAAGCTCAAAAGCTTCAACAAATGGAACAAGCTTCAGAAAGAGAGTTACAACAAAAAGCAAGTATAAAGAATCAGTACATAAGTAATGTTCAAAGTGTCCTTCAGGATAAATTGAAAACTAAAGAGTTTGATGGTATTCCATTAAACCCTAAACTAGCAAGTGAACTACAGGATTTCTTATTAGTAGATAAGTATAAAACAACATCTGGTGAGACACTTACTGATTTTGACCGTACTATTCTAGAACTAAAGAAACCTGAAAACCACCCAATGAAAGTGAAGGTGGCTCTTTTGTTAAAGATTCTAGAAAAAGACCCCACTCTAACAACTATACAAAAGACTGGAGTTACTAAAAAATCCAATGATTTATTTGGAGAAGTGGCTAGACAGGTACAAAAGAGTTCGGTAAAAAGTAGTAAGTCAGAAAAATCAGATTCATGGTTTTTATAATTTATCAACAATAATTTAAAATAATAAAAAATGGCAATTCAAACAATCCCAGGTTTAACTGGTTTTACCTATGCGAGAGTAGCTTCAATGGACAAACGTGCTGTTGGTAAGCTTACTGACTCTAATCACTTAGAGTCTTTTCACTCAACCGAGCCTGCAGATTATGATAAGAAAATTATCAGCATCTACACCCAGAGCTCGTTGTACAGTAATGATTTCTTGGACATGATCAACAAGAGCACACCTTATTACATTGATAATAACAGTGATGCTTGGAAATGGCAGATTCAAGTTCCTTACAAGTTTCCAAAAATTATTGACATTCCTGATTCAACATTATTGTTGACTAAACCAGGTATTGATGGTCAAGAATTTTCTTTAGTACTTGATACTAATGAATTTTCTAAGAACGCTATCATCTCTGTAGGATCTCGTCAATATGGTCCACGTTTCTACGTGATCAAAGATCCTGTGCCTTGGAATATGGGTTTCCTTTATTCTTTCACACTAGTGACTGACAATCCAACAGTAGACTTCGTAAGTTCCACTTTCTTAAAGACTGGTATTGAACTAGAATTAGTTGATGCTGCAATTGGCGAATTTGATCAAGACTTATTAGGTCTTCCACGTTTAGGTGAGCAAATTACTATGTTTGAATCTTTAGGTTCTGCATATGGTTATGAGCACAAAATCACTGAGTGGGCTGATGACAAGATGATGGTTGATGCTTCTGGTAAGCCTCTAGATATTCTAGTGTATGCTCCACAGAGACGTAACCAACTTCCTCTTACACGTAATGATGTTAAATGGGAGCCATTTATTGAATTCTGGATGCGTAAGTCTATGCTTGAACTTAAGGTGAAGCGTATGATTTGGTCTAAGCCAGGAACAGTGAAGACCAATGGTTCTAAGCAAGAACTTAAGCGTACCTCTGCAGGTGTATACCACAGAATGCGTAACAATGGTAACTTAGTACAATACAATCGTGGAGAATTTTCTGCTAACTTGATTCGTTCAGTATTTGGGGATCTTTTCTACAGACGTGTGGATGTTAAAGACAGACGTGTGAAGATGTACACCAATGAGGCAGGATTCGATGTATTCCAGCAGGCTTTAAAGAATGATGCTTTAAACTCAGGTTTAACATTCATGGCTGACTCTGGAAACAGATACATGCAAGGAGAAGGACAACACATCACTTACAACTTTGCATTCGATGCAATGGTAACTCGTGAGACTGGTCGTGTTGAACTAATTCACCTTAAAGAATTAGACTTACCACAATCTAATCTTGAATTTGGACAGAACAAGAAAAGCACACCTGTATTTATGGTGTTTGATGTATCTCCAATGTCTGATGGTTCAATGATTAATAACATTCGTGAAGTACGTATGAAGGGTGCACCTTCTATGACTTGGGGTTATATTGATGGAACTCGCCATCACTTAGGATTTGCAAAATCTCAAGGTATGAGTTCTGCTAACAAATTCCCAGGATACGAAATCTGGATGAAAGATCGTTGTGATGTATTTATCGAAGATTTGTCTCGTACAGTCTTGATTGAAGAAATCCCTCAGTTCTAATAACACAACACGTCTAGTAGCCATCCCATAAGAACTGGTCGCTTATACTAGATTTTTTCTCTGAGAAGTAGGCTCCTTACATCCTCCCACCTGTGGGAGCCTACATTCTCTTTTCAGAGTGATGATTGAGATTATATGTCTCCTTGCATTTCCTTCAATGGAAACACTCTGCAACAATAAAAACCAAAAAATAAATTTAACTACATTATGGGCAAGATAGGAAAAATCGCCACACTTAAGAGAGATTATAATAATTCTCAATTACAGACAATGCAAGGGGGCCTTGCTGCACAAGGTATGACAAGAATTCCTGGAACAGGCGTATTTAAGTATCCATATAAGGAACTTGATGGTCAGTACAGAACAGGACTTGATGTTAATGCTGCGTACATCAAAAGAATTCAAGATCCTTTAGAAAAAGAACTTGAAATCGAAAGAGTGAAAAATCTTAGAATAAAATTAGAAGATGCACTTGGAAGTATTGATTTAGGACCAAGGTCTTCATTTTGGAATTATGGACTATCCACTTCTACAGATGATGCGATGCATGTAAAACCTGTAAAGCTGTTAGATGGAGATAACTATTTCGATTTAACAACTCCTTTTCAAGAATTAGCTTTTGCATGGCTTAGAGTTCATCCAACTATTGCTTCAAGTTATCAAGCATGGGAAAGAGGAGAATATCCAGCAGATACACAATTTTATGTAGCTGATGATGAGATTGAAAATGCTGTCATCTATAAGAAGAAACAAATCATTAACAAGGCAATTGTTAAGTTTGATTCAATGACTCCTGAGAAAAAGAGAAAAATTGCACGTCTATTAGGATTACCTGTTACAGATGATACTAAAGAAGAAGTGGTGTACAACCTTGTTGACAATGTTCTTAAACAAACAGAGTTTAGTAATGGTAAATTCCAAGGACTGAATCCTGTTGAAGTGTTTGGCAGATTTGCTGACATGAAAGAAAACTTGCTCCATATTAAAGATTTAGTTAAACAAGCAGTATTACATTCTGTATATAGACTTAAACCTAATGGTAAAGTTTATGAAGGTGAGTTTGAAATTGCAAAGGATGAAGAAGATTTAATTAGATTCCTTGCAGACGAAGATAACCAAGATGAACTAATCACTCTTGAACAAAAAGTTAAAAGTAAAAAATTAGCATCTGTATGATCCCTGTAGATAGTTTATTATATAAAGTAGACCAAAGGCTAAATAAACTATCTACTAATGAGCACCAGCAAATTAATCTTGAGGATAAAATCTTAGCATTAAATGAAGCCCAGATAGAACTCATTAAACAGAAAGTTGATGGGTTTAGTGTAGCCAGTGGGATGGGAATGGATGCTTTTAAAAAACGTTATGAAGACTTACAAAGTTTAGTAATTAACTATATTGATGGAGTCTTACCATTAAGTTTAAAGAATGCTGAACTCCATCAATGGAGTGCAAAGATTCATGACTTAAACCCTAAGTATATGTTTTACGTAGATAGCTACGTATTAGCAGATAGGGGAAGATGTAAAGACAGAAAAATTTGGATTAATAGAGATCTTACTAAACATGGAGACCTATCCTTGTTACTAAATAATGATCATTATAGACCATCTTTTGAGTATCAAGAAACTTTTAACTTTATTTCTTCAGACGAAATATCCATTTTTACAGATGGAACCTTCACCCCTACTAAAATATACGTATCTTATATGAGATATCCTGTATACATTAATAAAGAAGGATATATAGGTTTTGATGGACTACCCTCTACAAATCAAAATTGTGAACTAGAAACATATCTAGAAGATGAACTTCTAGACCTTACAGTTCAAAATCTTGCTATGTACACTGAAAACCAATCTGCTGTACAAAGTGCAGCATACAGGATTCAAACAAATGAATAAGAATTTTAACAATTAAATTAATATAAAAAATGGCTGATTTTTCATTAACCACGTTATTCGTGGTGCCAGTAGGACAGACTTCTCTTCCTAGCTCTGGTTCAACCCAAAACCTCACTGCAGGTCAAGTTGGTATTTTTAGAAATGACTATACTGTAGCTACTGCCGCTAATATTGCAGCTGCTCCGTATTTTTACATTGCTCAAGGTAGGACTAACACTTATCTACAAGGATCTAAGCGTTCTGATAAGATTAAAGGATGTCCTTCTGGATCAGGATGTAACTCTAACGTTACTGAATGGTATAAAGTGGTTGGATGTCCAACTGCAGCCACTCAAGTTACAGATGTAACTAATTGGAATGTACAGTGTGGTGATGTAGTAACATTAACCCTTCGTGCACATTCTTCTTACATTGACACCTTGTATTTCAATGGTTTCACTCGTTCTGTAACTGTACAAGCTCCTTGCTGTGCTTGTGATGCAAATCCTTGTGATCAAGTTGACATTCCTGAATTTATTGATAGTGTTATTGCTAAACTAGAGCAACAAGCTCCAGGTGATAATCCTGACAACATTAGCTTCAACACATTCTACACATTCCAGCGTTTAGGAAATGATGCTTCTGCAATCCTTCGTATCACTGGAAAACCTCTAACTGTATATGGCCAGCCATGTGATGTTGCTGCTTTCCCTTTTGAATATGACAGAATGTACTTCAGAACATTTGTATACAATGGTCCTGCTACTACTGCTGACTTTATTGTTTATGATAACTGTGATGTTGTTGCTGATCCTATCATCATCCAACGTGCTTCTTACCCTTCAGGTCAGTCTGCTGAAATTATTCAATTAGAAAAGAATTTCTACAGCTACCAAGCAGGATACTTAAAGCATCTTTACAGAATGGCTGGATACAACGAGAACTTCGAGTCTTGGGTATCTTCAGGAGTGACTTATGATACTTATTACATTAAGTTTAATGAGTACAATAAAGCTGCTTACCAGTGGGGTGATTACATCATGGAAGACTCTATGGTGATCATTGCTGCTCCTAACTCAGCTGTAAGTGGAATTGCTGCAGCTATTGAAACTGTATTAGAAGCTGGTCTTGGTACAGTGGCTAATGATAACTCTTGTGTTACCACCACTTCAACCACCACTACTATTTGGCCTACCACTACAACTACTTCCACTTTGATTCCATAATCAAAACAATAGTTGTATAATACCAAACCTATGCCAGAGGTGAGAGGATTAAATCTCAGATCCTCTGGCATATTTATTTTAAAACAACATGCCAGCATTAAACTTAGATATACTTGTAGTACCCACTTATAACACTCTGACTTTAGGAGTTGCAGATGCATCCACCTATCCTACAGATCCACCAGTTGTTACTGCTCCCACTATTGAGATAGATGTTCCTTCTCTAGGTAATGTAGTGTTGCCCTTTGTAGTTAATGATTTTAATATCTTTAACTCTACATCTTTAGGACTTACACTTATTGGAGAACCATTAATACCTCTTCCTGATGGGATATATAAACTTAAATATTCTGTTGCTCCTGCTTATTTAAACTTTGTTGAAAAAAGCATTATGCGTATAGATAGAATACAAGAGAAGTTTGATGAAGCTTTCATGAAGCTAGACATGATGGAATGTGACAGAGCAATCAAGACTCAACAAAAAGTGGAATTGACATCAATATATTTCTTTATCCAAGGGTCTCTTGCAGCTGCAAATAATTGTGCTATAGATGAAGCTAACAAACTTTATACACAAGCAAATAATATGTTAAATAACTTTATAAGAAACAACTGTAATTGTTCAGGTAATAATTATCTTTTAAACTTTAGTTAATATGGCTACTTGTAGAGGATGTAAAGCAAATTTTGGCTGTGGATGTCAATTAGTTAATGGTCTTTGTGCTATGTGTCGTGCAGCAGCTACAAAGCTTAAACAAGCTATAAAATATGTTAACTCCTAGATTAATAAACTACCCTACATGTGGTACAATACCTGTACTACTTGCAGATATAGATTGTAGGCTTGCAGAGCTTGCTAACAATCTTTATAACAATCTTATATACGCATTAAATAAACCTGTCCCAGCTACAACTATGATAGATTTATTAAACTACAAAAGAATTTTAACATATAAGTTTTGTAATGAAAATTATGCTGCACCTTACACTGTTGAGATGATAGCCAGTAAAGTAAAACTTTTAAAATATAAATAAACATGTCTTGTTCAAATTGCTATAATGGATGTATTGAGATTGTCTCAGATAAATGTGTTAGATATACAGGAATAGATGTTCCTGTTCTTGGGATTCAAACTGGTGATTCTCTATCGTATGTTGAACAAGCATTGATAGAATTTCTCACTTCTACACTAGATGGTACAGGAATTAAACTCACTATTGATCCTGATATAATTTGCACCTTAGTTAATACCTATCTTCCTGATTGTGAAGACCTAAATGCTCTAAATCTTTTTAAAGCATTGATCCAAGCAACTTGTGATTTACAGACTCAAGTGGATGCAATTGTTGCAGAACTTGCAGCTCTTGAAGGAAATTATGATGTTGATTGTTTAACAGGTGTATCTGCATCAAGCGGTACACATGATATTCTACAAGCCACTATTACAAAGCTTTGTGATGTAGATGCTGCATTAGTAGCTCTTGCTGTAGATGTAGATACAAACTATGTAAAACTAGCAGACTTAAATGATTTAATTCAGGCTTATTTAGATTCAATATCTCCTATTGCCCAGCAATATGTAAAGATGGTTCCTTTCACTGCTGTAGAATATTATGGACCATTAACCAATTTTGATGGCACTGGTAAAGGCCTTGTAGGATTAGGTTGGGATAAAATTTATATCTGTAATGGAAACAATGGCACTCCTGATAAGAGAGGCAGAATTGGTGTAGGTGTAACAACAGGTGTTCCTGGAGGTGCTTTCAGCCCTGTAGTAGATCCTGCAATAGTAGGCAATCCTACATATACATTGAACTCAGTGAATGGTGTGAATAATGTTACATTGTCTGCAG